CTTCTTTCTTTTCTCGCCTGATCCACGGCCGCAAGACTTGTATCCGCCTTTACCGTCGGGGGCATTACAATCGACCCAGCCTTTCTTCTTGCCTTTGGCTCCTTTGCGACCAAACCAGTCACGGAGGGAACTTTCTTTGGAAGACTCGGTTCCAGCTTTCTTTTTCTTTTCTTCGAGATCTTGTTCTTCTTCTAGCTCTAAGCCTTCTTCGGCCTTAACACAATTACGATAAGTCTTTCCAAACATTTCTTTGGTCTTTCTCTTCTCGTGAGTTTTGTAGCCTTTTTCACACTTCTCGTTTAGAACAGCTCGAAGCTCTTCGTCAATAATTTGTTGTAATTCTTCTCGAGTAATGTTCATGGTTTTTCTTGCGCCATCTTGGTTGCGGTTGCGTACATAACAGACTTAGCATCTTTGCCATAGTCTTTCTTGAAGCCCTTCATGTTCTTTTTCATTCCCATGACGTATTCTTCTTTCTGTTCTTTGTCTCTCTTGGTTAATTTCTTTTCAGACAAATCAACGTCTTTATCATCATCTAAGATGTAGTCACCGTTCTCGTGCTTAGCTACGCTTGGCATCTCTTCTAGAGCTTTTTCAATTTCTTTTTTCTGCTCTTCACCAAACTCTTTCAAGAATGGATCCAGCCCTGCGGCTCCGCCTTCGTCACGAAGAATCTTTTCGATCTTCTTAGTATCGACGTGAACAAATCCTTTACCCGCCATATCTGTGTGATCATCTTCGACGTTGGCTTTGTGTTTTTCACCAGTCTCTGGGTTATACATGTCGTGCTTTTCGAATTCTTCGTTGATACCTTCATTCTTTGAGTTACCCCAATTCTTAGCACCAACGTTACGACACTTAACAAGAGCACCAGAGGCATAAGCAGATGGCCACACTTTATAGCGAGACTTTACCTTGTGATAACAAGCATCCTTCTTAGCTGCTTTTTTTGCCTTTTTCTTTTTACGCTTCTTCTTTTTCGCAGCTTTACGCTTCTTTCCCTTCTTCTCATCAAGTACAGCATTGAGCTCTTCTTTGATGATCTTCATTAAATCTTCATTTGTAATTTTCATAACATACCCTCTACTGGATATAAATAGTCTACGCTATCTGTTTTAGCAATTGATTTGTGTGCGCCCTTACTGTTCCATCACTCCAAAGAACTTCATATAAGCCATGATGTCGTCGGTATGCTTTCACAACACCAATTCCCCAGTATTGCGTTGTTGCAACTTGATGTATAACCAAGTCTCCAATTTCTAATTTTTTCATCCGTCCCACCCAAACAAGTGTCTCAAGAACCTTTTTACGATTTCATGCTTTTGCTCCTCTGTTTCGGCTTGCTGAAGCATCCAAGAGTATGTGCTCTTTTCTTTATTGAGTTCTTTCTTGATTCTTTCGATATCAAACTCCAAACACTCAATGGCATCTTTATATTTTCGTAAATGTATGTTGTATTTGTCTATGATATCAAAAAGCTCACCCCACCTTCCCTTGTTTTTTGCGCTTGATGCTCTCTTGAAAGCATTTTCATACTCATTTTTACGAGGATCTTCTTCTGAGATAACATCCGGGTGAAGTTTTCTCGCCAGTGCCCTGTAGAGATACTTTAGGTCTCTAGTCTCCGTAGAACCCTCATTGAATTCTGATAATGCGACTTCTTGTTTCATTTTATGCGACTTTTCCTCAATAAAAATTGTATCAACTCTTCTTTGGTTTCTCTCATTAAGCTCTTGAAGGTTTATCCCGTGATCAACGCACCAATTTCTATAATATTCTTCAAACTCAAGGTGACCATCCTCAAGAACTTCTTTAACATATTTTAATTCGTAATCCAATGAACGATACTCGCTCAATAACTTTAAAAATTTAAATTTATCTCTCTTCATCGTCTTCCTCCGCTACTCTGTTATAAGTAGATGCGAAAAGGATGGACTTCACCGGTTTTCTTATTGCCTTCTTTCGAGTGTAGCATATAAAGTCAACATACTCCTCCCAAGATCGCACATTAAAGAAGTCATCGACCTTGATCTCGACGGCATCATCCAGATCAAGCGGAGCGAATACCTTATCGACTTGGAACCATCGAGCGCTCCAGCGCTCTTCCGGCGGCAAATTTTGATTATCATCAGGAGTTGTACCAGGAACTCGGATCCCAGTGCTACTTCTTATAACTCGTCGGAATTCCAACCAATCATCTTTGCCAAAAGTAAATGATGTAAAGTGCCCGTCTTTAACTGATTGTCCGTTAAAAGTCATGTAACAGTTCTTTGGTCCAACAAGTTGTTTGCGGTATTCTCTTATTTGGTGCGGGGGTGTGTAAGAGTGTGGAAAGCATACGTAATATTTGCTCGGGGTTACCCAGCGCGAAAGCTTGCTTGATAGCTTGAACACACTTAGTGCTCCGTGTAATACGGACCAAGACAGGCAGTCGATGCGGTTTCGGTTCTTTAGTGGTACCGGCACATAGAATATAGGTATACGTCGCTTAGACTCGCCGGGCTTGGGGTCAAACGAGCGATGTGCCCACACAGGGTCTCCACACCAATCTCCAAGCTTCTTTCGAATGATAGGCGCAAAGTTGTCATTGACAACAATCCATATAGACTTACAACCAGCCCACGCACACTCAGCCACTGCTGCTTCAATAAGCGTGTAGTCTGGGGCAATCGACATAAGGCAATCAGGCCACGGGGTTTTAAAATCATATTTCTCGTGTCCGGCAACAGGGATTATCCCAACCAAGTTTTTTCCTTCGATGTGAGTTTCTTCCACATTTTCCACGGGTCACCTTCTACTTGTTTCATTTCGTAAACTTCTTTAAATGTTTTCTTTTGTTCTACTCTTGGTAAAACTTCTCGACCAGCGAAGTCAAACTTGATCGATTTATAATACTTCTTGTCTCCACGGTATCCGGCGGACTCACCCTTTAGACCTTCAGATTTAAATATCCTTGCCGTCTTAAGGCGAACTATACCTTGGCCATAGTCGGGATCTAAAAGCTCTTTGTCGGTCATATATGAGACCGTTGTAAAGTCTTTTGTTTGGCGGTTCACTCCATTGCGTTGGGATTCATAAAATGCCACTCTCTTACACAGGTTTTCATCTGTTCTGATCTGTCTTGTATTATGGGATTGTCCCGATCTCCAGTGGAAACTGTCAAACACCTCATTAAATCCGGTATTTTTTGCGTCGAAAACTTCTATGTCTGAATTTAACGCGATCCTGTTATTTCCTTTCGTGATTATCCTTTTGTCGTCAAGCCTGAAGCCTGATACATTTCCTGAATAGAGGAGGGTTGATGTTAGACTGGAGATGAAGAGAAGGTTCTGTGTGAATTCTTCCCCGTTCTCCACATTGAACTCCGAGAAATCTATGTCCTCGAACTCTTGACTTAGTTGGTGATAAAGAAAAGGCTCCAACAAGACACATCTTCTTTGAAGCCTCCACGCATATAATAAAGCGCTTATCGTTTTGCCAAGTATTATTGGCTCATTGATTCTCATTATTCCTCTTTTCTTCTTCTAATCTTTTAAGCCCGTCTTCCGGAACGTTCTCGAACACTTGCCCTTCCACAATAACATCGTATGCCCAGAATTCCTTAAGAACCTCTTCGGTTTCCCAATCGTGAAGATACATTAGTCTTGCTTTCTTCTTGATTATCCCAAAACTATCTCTACTCTTAAGAGCGGGATACAAGGGAGAGTCGCTTCTTACATAAACTATGTCTCCAACATCGAACCTTCTCACCCTCTTACCTCTCTATAAGCGCCAACGGTGAATGGCCATACTTCAGTCGCTATGTCCAAACAAGCTTTGGCCATCTCTTGGATCTCCCATTGAGCACCTTCATGAATACGAAGGTCGATAAATTTCAAAAGATTGTTTAAATTCACAGTACCATAATAATGAGTGTAAAGGTTTTGAGGAAGAACTCCTCGTGCCTGCTCTCGGCAAACTCCGGCTGCTAGTAGATCATCAAACAACCTTAAAGATTTTTTGTGGTGAGCATGAACCAACTGTTTCGCAGTTGTTTTATCCCACTCTATCTCTGGATTGATCAACTCATCGCTAGATGCTTGACGATTACTCTTATGTTGAGTGCGAAACATTTCTGGTTCATAGAAGTTAATATCTACTTCAGTGTAACGACGAGAAATTTCATTATAAGACCAAGTTCTGTGGCGATGATGCTGGCTACGTACAAATAGAGGTACGGTAAACCGAAACGTAATGGTGTTGTGTTCGAGGGTTGAGGTGTGACGATGCTTGATGAGGTATTTGATAAGTTTCTTATCTCGCCCATCTAGCTCTTCCTTGTGCTTGCCAAAAGACACCCTAGCAGAATTAACCACTGTGATGTCTTTTCCCATATGTTGAACATACTCGACGGAACCAATTCCGTCTCCGTATAGATCAATTTTTTTCATTACTCACCTCTAACGAATTTTACTTTCTTTCCTCGAGCTTTCGCTTGATAAGAGACTTTCATTGCTTCCATCATAGAATTTGGTGCTGGATGTGTTTCAACATCTTCTTCTACAAATTGAAATGGCTTGCCACTTCCACCGCCACGAACACGAGACCAAAACTCACTGTCTTGTTCTACTTGTTGGATGCTCTTCCAAGGACCGCCCCAATCTTGAACAGCACCACTAGCGTCGAATGCTTGAATTGTTCTAACTTTATTGCCAGATCGTGACTGTAAAAGTTCTCCATATATAAAAGCTTCTTGGTCATATCTTTCAGACATTAGTCTTCCAAAATCAAAAAGTGATGCATCTTCACTACGAGGCATATCTGGGCGTTCATCAGAGTAGATGATAAGAGAGTTTTCAATGACTTCTCTTTTTTCACCAGTTTCTTCGTCAGTCTCTTCCCATTTTCCTTGTAGTTCGGAAAAAGGATATCCGGCAGCTTTCGAAGCGGCTTTCAATTCCTTGTATCTTTGCATGTTTTCAGGTGGTGTTTTTTCTCCACGATCAGCGGACATCACAAGAAACTCTTCTGCTTGGCGATCTTCTCGACCACCATAGTCTGGTGAGTTAATTCGATCAGCCATAGATTGGCTTGTTGCTTCTTCAATTCCACTACCTGTGTTTTGCAGGGTTTCTTTGATCATCTTCTTTAGTATTTCTTTAGTTATCTTCATGTTGGATTCTCCCATAAACGTAATTTTGTAAGACGATATAAATAGTCTCTCCTTCAGCATTTATTTCGTGAAGCATCCTTCTTTCAATTAATATTCTATCGCCTAGATTGATATCTATCTCGCAACTCGCAGCTTTCGCCAATACATCACAAATGACATATGGACTCTGCGGTAAGCTATAATCATCAGGAAGTACGATCCTATGTACATCCTCTTCTTCTTGGTCTTCAATTGGTAACACTCTAAAGTGTCTGTTAAACGGTTCAAAATTCATAATTACTCCATAAAAAAAATCGTGCTATACAATAATATAACACGATTTGCTTAGGTTGTCAAGTTTTTTTATTTACTTTTCGTCGTGAGACTTTTTAACTTCTTGAACTTCTGATCTTATGTCACGAAGCTCCTTTGAAGCGGCCATCAAAGCTTTCCTAGATCTAGGAGCTGCAGACTTATATCCATATCCACCAGCAGTAACTTTGTCTAGGTCAGACAAAGTAGCCTCAAGGCTTTTAATAATTTTTTCAACTTGTTCTCTCATGTTTTTCTCCTTAGAAAATTTCGCAAGCTCCACCGCCACAGGCAATTTCACCCGATAAATCAGTTTCATCTTCTGTCTCTATAACTAGATCCAAATTGATGTTTTTGACTAAAGCGAGCATCTTTTCATAAGTTTCCTTGTCGCAATCCTCGAATGGAGCCTGAACATAGGTACCCCCATCATGCGGAAGAACTGATAAGCCATTATAACACCCTCGGTTTTCCCACATCCATTTTCCAACCTCATCCCACTCATCATCTTTGATGGTGATTGTAGCCGAAACGTTATGTGAGTTTGAGCCCTTGTGGTGACCAGCTTGGATCCACTCATCAGAAACCTTTCTTACTCTTTCCAACAAATCCAACGCGGTCTCATGGCGAGTAATTGCTGATTCTGGTGCTTTCTGCGGGATGGATAAGATGGCTGTATCATGGCTTCGGAACTTACAATCTTCAACCAGTTCTGGGATGTTCTCCAGTAGATACTTATAGATAGCTTCATTCTTTCCAACTCGCAATCGACGAATATAGTACTCATTATGCCAAGCATGAATACCGCTTGATGTCCCTAGGGCCAAGGATGTTGTGCCTGCCGGCTTTACACAAGTTGTTCTTGCTGCTGGATTAATTCCAAGCTGCATAGCCACTCTTCTGTTTTCCATGTTAACCTTTAGACTTGCTTCTTTCAGGTTTAACTTAAGAACGCCGCCAGAGGCAATACCAGTCATAGAAACGCCAATAAGGGCCTCCTTTTCCGTTGTTCTCTTCCAGATGGGTCTCAAGTAGTGGAAGTCAGTGTAAGACGCTTGTAGGGTCGCTATGAAGCTCGCAGCAATAGATCTGGCGTTGAGTTCTTCTTGTGTGTCCACATCCGATACATTGATCTCCACCAAATTACAGAATTGATTCGGCCTCAAACCTATCTCACAACAGGGATTACAACCCCACTCTTTATCGTTAGAGAAGTAAAAGCCTGGTTCTCCGGAACGAGACTCTTCAACGCGAGTCCATAGGTTCATGAATGTTAGCTTATCAATCTTGTGTCGCATGACAACTACGGAGTTGTTGGCTCGGCCTCTTTGGGGGTTGAGTTCCCACCATGCTCCCGCTTTCGCTGCGACCATTTCTTCATCATCAGCAGAGAATAAAGATATAAGGGCAGCACGGCGAATCCCCCCGGCAAGAACAGCATCAGCAATATAGCATACAATGTCGTGGACTTCGAGTGGCGAGAGTTGATCTCCGTTTTCTTTTCCATCTAAAATTCCCTCTACCTTCAGTAGACATTCTTTCAGTGGTTGTGGGCCTGGGGCTTTACCACCGGATGTAACTAGTCTCGCTCCCTTTGGACGGATGTCAGAGAAGTCAAAGCGTAGCCGTGATGTCCCCTTGAAATACGATGTAATTAGTGACTTAACAGCGTCAGCCCATCCTTCGATAGAATCTCCAATGAGAAAGCGGCGGCTTCTCTTCGATGGCTTGTGTATCTCTGGTAGTTTTTCAACGTGGTGCTTTTGTACAGAATAGCCCACACCTGTTCCTCCAAGAAGAAGGAACATGATTTCTCCAAATACACGATAATCATCAATCGGAGCATACGCACAGTTAAAAATTCGATTTGGAGAGACTTCTATTGGTTTACCGCCAAATTGCATGCTTCTCATGGAAGGCAAGACTTGTTTATTAAAAACATATTGATATGTATTTACGATCTCATTTTTTAAATGAGGAAATTTTTTGATGTGCATGTTCATATTCCTAGTAACAAGCTCATCCCAGTTTTCTCGACGTTGACTGCTGTCGATATATTTAGCATACTTCATGTGGACGGTTATATCCGATAAAATCTTTTTCTCTAGATCCATTTCTCTCTCCTATTTTTGTTTTAACTGTGAGTATTTTTCTTTTAGCATTGCTAAGGCATCAGTAGTTGATTGCATTTTCTCAACACTTTCGTCTCGATCTAATATCTGTATTGTGACATCAGACCAATCTACAAAAGCATCAAATACAATTCCATCTGGTCCATTTCGGTTTTTGGCGATAAAGAGGCGACCCTTGTTCGCTTGCTTGTCTTGGGTGGTCCGAGACAGCGAGAAGATAAAATCGGCTACAAAACATTTGTTGAATGCCTCCGAAATTGCTTCCATTGTAATGACTTCTGCGTTAAGCCCACCTCTGTTGGTCTGCGAGGCAGTCCACACGGGAATATCATATGTTTGTGCAAGACCTCGAAGTCCTTCATATGTTTCTTCCAATTCGTGTCTCTTTTCACTAGAACTCCGTGCGGGGCGCAATAAATCAGCATAGTCCACCAAAATAAGATCTGGTTCAATGCCTCTTTTCCTCAATTTTTCAACATGATTTTTTAGAGTTTGAACAGATGCAGATTTTGTTGGGTACTCCTTAATTATTAAAGTCCCGTCAATATCTTCTATCTTTTTTAATATTTCTTCCTTTCTCATTCTATGGTCCCCGAGAGGAACTTTTGAGATACAACAATCAAATCTTTGACCCACGACGGCATCTTTGAGCTCCAAGGTATAATAGACCACAGTCTTGCCTTCAAGGAGCGCACGAGTTGCCAAGTGAACCAAAACCATAGACTTACCAGCACCGGTTGGAGCAACGACGACTCCAAGCTCAGAATTTCCAAGGCCTCCCTTACATATTTCATCCATTCTAGCCCAACCAGTTGTGATTGGATTTCTTGCAGCGATCTCAAAGCGTTGAAGACAGTCCCGGTGAAAGTCATGGCCGAAATTATTGTCAGTCCCAAGAACAAGAGCATCTTTAATCAACTTTTCAATTTCATCAAAAGATGAATTGTTTAACAATTTCGCTGATTGCATCATCGCTCCCTTAAGGGCCTGCTTACGACAGAAGTCTATGGCCTTGTCTTTCACAAATAGTGCTTCTTCGACTCCGTCAGATGTGTGGATTCTAGCATAGAACTCACGAACTGCTTTTGCAACTGCTGAATCATGATGATTTAATTCCGTTCTTAATAGAGTCATCATGACTTCACCGTTTGGATGGGCATTATATTTTTCTCTATAATTCATTAGTGTTTGAGTGAATATCTGTAGGTATTTCTTTTCGAAGAAATTAATGTCCAGAACCTCAGTTATCTGATCGTAAAAAGGTCTATCTTCTAACATTAGTTGGCAGATCTTCTCTTGAAAATTCTTTCCGAACTTAGAAAAAGTTTCCTTTCTTTTAAAATTGTTTAAATCGCTCATGTGTCCTCCCCTGATTGATTATGTTTATAATATAACCTGTTGTATGTTGGTTGTCAAGTATTCTTATCTATTTATTCTCCGAAAAACTTGTTGTAAGTCATTAAAGTTTAGATGTCCAGCATCATCCTCAAACAACATTTGTGTGAACTTGATTTTGCTAAAAGTTGGCTCAAAGTCCTGTAAAGCCTTGTCCATCATAGCCCTATTGATCGGACGTATGTTCGGGTAATAGAGTTGCATGATTTTGTAGTTGTCCTTAAGTAGTTGCTCAGATCTTGCGATGTTCTCGTGGATTTTCATTTTCTTTCCTTGCATCGCGCAATCTCTGATTATGTCACTTACTTCATAGATATCTTCACGAATTAAGTAAGGAAATCTTTTTGCGACAGTTTTGAGACCTGCCCCTCTGACTCCTGGTAAGTTATCAGATTTATCTCCAACTATTGCCCTCGCAAGAGCAAAGTTCTTGGGGTGAATCTTGAACTCATCAAGTATAGATTGCTTGTTTAAAGTTTTCTTTTGGATCGGACGATATACTGATACATCATCATCGCACAATTGAAAGAAATCCTTATCTGAAGATACGATTATTTTATTCCACCCTTCATAGTATTTTGATTGTACCACATGGGCGATGATATCATCAGCTTCTGTGTAATCAGCTACCAACTGAATAACGGGCATCAAGTTAAGGTATTCCATCAATCTGATCTGCTGGTATCCCTTGTTGGCTGCCTCTTGGTCCTCTGGTAAGTCAATCATCCTTCGGTTAAACCGGACGGGCTTACGGCCGCCCTTGTAGTCCTTATTCATAGAACGCTTTCTTTGCGACCCTTCGTGTCCATCCCAAGCGACTATAATTTCATCGGCTTCAAAGTCTCGTGAGACCTTTTGTAGGGACTTTAAAAATCCGACTGTGCCTCCAACCGGATAACCCTTTTTGTTTAGATGCGGAGAGACCACGTATGACCTCAAAAACATATTTAGCGCATCAATTATTACAACATTCTTCATTTGTCCTCCATTTTTGTTAAAATTCTTAGTTCTTCGTCGTAGGTGAATATCACCCTATCTTCCTTCATAAAGTCCCAGCTTTTCTTACTACATATAGACGAGCTTTTATCTGGAAATGCTTCTCGAAATATCCAATTTCTTCTGACCATGCCGAAACTTTGAGGGCTGAAGTAAACGTGGTTTGGAAACCATATATGGTCGCCTCTAAATACGCATTCAAATGTGTTCTTATCCCGATTCATGGGCTCTCCATGATCGTGTAAGTGTAGTCTTTTTTTGGAAAGTGTAGTTCAACAGTACCACCTTCTTTGCGACTGATTATGAATTTGTGCTTCAAGTCTTCTTTCAAGTATCCGACAATATCTTGATCACCATATCTAACTTTTACTTTTTCCATACTTCCTCCTTTCTAATAATATAACACGATTGAAACATCTTGTCAAGTGTTTTGGGTAAAAAAAATCCCCGCCAGAACGGCGGGGATCAAGGAGGTATGTTATGAAACTAACAGCTTTTCATCCTTAATTAGTCCTCGGAATCGATATTAACGTTTTTTCCTTCGGAATCGAACTTCCTAATGATCTCTTCATCCATTATGTCAAAGACAGCTTTTCTGAATTCATCATCCTTAAGTTTATCTAACCATTGAGTCCTTTGGAACTTATACTCTTTTCCAGATTTAGAAATTAGCTTGTTCCAAGCACCGGGCTTAAAGCGGTCAGAGCCTGATAGTCGGATTGCTTCGAGCCAAGATTCTTGATCTTGAATCCCAACTCCATCGCCCCATAAGATCTTGAATCCACATGTTCGACCTTCAGAGCCAAACCTAGATTTTTCAACCTTGACTTTTACCTCAGAACCAATTCGGAGACCAGAGTCATCAACGACATACGAAGCTTTCGCCTTTCTCTTGGTCAACCAAATACGAAGGGACGAGAAGTATTCTATAGCCTTTCCACCGGGGGCGATGAAGGGCGTCACCATAGCTTCCGCTGGTGTTCTCGCAATGTTCGTCTTCAATTGATTTATCAAGAGCAATGTACATTGTTGATTTGCCAATGGAATGGTCAGTTTCGGGAATGCTTTTGAAAAGATTCTCGGCTTAACCGCCATTGTGCTCTGTGGGTTGAAATCGCTTTCCATCTCCTTCTCGGAAGTTGTAGCAGCGATGGAGTCCCAAATAAAGAAGAATTGATTCTCGGGCCATTTACCCATCAAGTCTTCAATTGTCTCCAGAGTCTTCTCAACAGATACTGCCTGAACATACATGAAGTTGTTCTCAATATCAACACCAGAGTTCGTTAGAAATCCAGGGTCAATAGCAGACTCCGCATCGAAGTAGACCACAAAGTGTCCCATTTTTTGAGCCTCAGAAGCGATCTGACAAGCCATAAATGACTTACCAGCGCTTGAGAGTCCTGCGAGTTCAGTAATCTTTCCGACTGGAATACCAGCCATCTTTCCACGGCAAATGATGGAATCAAGCCATCGTGAGCCAGTTGGAATCCACTCCTTAACGGTTGTGGGATTATCTTGCCGCAAATCATGGGCCACATCAAGACCAACTCTCTTGTTGATGAATTTTTTCATGTCCGCGATGTTAATCTTGCCGGCCTTGGTCATTACTCTTCTCCTTCTTCTTCAGATCCCTCTTCGGTCTCCTCAGACTCTTCTTCCTCGGTTTCTTCTTCAGTGCTCTCTTCAGAGCTTTCTTCAGATTCCTCGGATGTTTCTTCGGCAGCTTCTTCTTCAACTACAGAAGTGTCTTCATCTTTCTCGCCACAAGCGAGAAACATTGTCATTAATACACTAATCATTATTTACTCCTTCGTTCGTATTAGTTGTCTCAGTTGAAACAGCCTTTACTTCGTTTGTAGAAATTACAGTCATCGTACCCTCAGTAATTACCTGAGAAGTCGGAACTGTATTGTTCGTTGTTTCTGTAGTTGTTGTTGTTTCAACCGTTTCAGTTGTTGCTACATTTGCTGTAGTTGTAGCTTCTTTGTCTCCGCAAGCGAAGAGCATTGTTAATAGCAGTGTCATGTATTTCTCCTTTGTCAGTGCTAAAATTTTCTGTGTTGTGAACATAAAAAAAAGAGCCACCCCTTTTATAACCAAGGGCGGGTGGCAATTCCCTTACAACACAGGAGGACTATGATTTAATCGTTTTTCATAAATGCTGCGAATGCTTCATCTACGTTCCCTGATGGTTTCTTGTACTGAGTCGTTTCCGACGAAGATCCTTCAGCCGAGCTATCGGAGGACAGATAGCCATCAAGAATCTCTTGAACTTGCTCTGTGGTCTTGCGGTCAAATAGTCCGTCAATATCAGGAACAGAATCAAGTAATTCTTTACAATCAGCGATTGTGTCATCACAAAGGATAGACGGTCGTCGCCTAGGCTGAAGGAGTGTCTTCGGAAAAGATCCGGGTGTTCCAGGTACATTGTAGTTCAGCTTAATATCGGTTCCTGTTTCTGGATCTGTAATATCTCCATAGTCAGGGTCCAAGACATAACCCAATAGGGTCTCATAAGCTGTCTTACCATAAGCCCAGATTTTTACACCTTCAGACTCATTACCACGAACCAATACAGGGGAATAGTATCGCTTTCGGGCAAATAGTTTTTTTGCTTCATTTTTCAATGTAGAATCATCGTTCTCAACGCCATCACGCCAAAGCTTTGATGCGAAGTCACATATCGCACAATCTCCGTTGTCATTACGCTTATTACAATAGATTCCAGGGTTTTTACCAACATTATAGTGAAATTGGAATTCACGGAATGGATCTCCATCTGCTGTTGGTAGGATGCGGATCATTTGATCGCCCGCTTTTGGTCTCCACATTGTGGAATTTTTACCGGTTGGTTTTCCGCCATTTTTAGATGCATTTAGTTTGGCTCGCATCGCGTCTAGATTAATAGCCATAGTAGTTTCTCCTTTTGTTATGGTATTTTTTTGTGTTTTGTCACTAAGGTAAGCAGGGTTTCAACCATACTTCCATATATAATATAACATTTTTTTGATGGTTTGTCAAATAAAAAGTGAAAGTTTTTTGGTAGGAAACTTACAAAACCTGGAGGATTAGCTCTTAATTGTAATAATACTATCGGTGGAACTTAAAGATCCAATTTGAGTATTATAATTAAATGTACGATATTGGTTCATATCAACGTCCCATACTGTTTCATAGCCAGGTTGTAGGTTGCGAGTTTTGAAACCGCTAGTTACAGAGCTTGGAAAATCCGATACTTTGACGAATCGCATCTCTCTTTCAAAACCAGTTTTATTGGTGAATGTACCGGTGTATACTGTGAATTTTTGTGTGATGTTCATAATTTCTCCTGTTGTTTATAATGTTGAACACATATAATATAACCCGTTAAGGTTAGGTTGTCAAGTATTTTTCAATACTTTTTTTATTGCTGCTTGTTGTATTTTAATCCCAACATATATAATATAACCCGTTGGGATTGTCTTGTCAAGTATTTTTCAATACTTTTTTAAAATTAATGCTCGAGTAGGGATTTGAACCCCACAATTCTAACGATTATATAAGCGGCCTGCCCTCGTTAGTTATCTGCAACCGTACAGTCGAGCGATTCAATATTATTGACCAAAATAATTCATCCATAAAAACGTGAATGAAAATATGAATAAAACTATACTTGTTATAAAAATCATTTTTTATTCTCCTTTTGTATACTATAATATAACCTGTTTGGAGAAGGTTGTCAAGTTAAATGACTAACTTTTTTATTTTTTAACCGTGGCGGATTGTAAAATTTTCATCCAACAGATCTTTGCTTAATTTAAAATTCATATTAAGCTCTATACAATAAGTTTCTATGTGCGATTCATTGTCTCGAACAAAAACAAATCGCATTCCGATCTTAATTAAACCCATCTCTCTTTTTGCTGTCAAAATCATATTTATCCTCAATAGTAAATATGATAGTTCAAGTTTAATCGTCCGTTTTAGGGTCTTTCTTCATTTGTTCAATTATTCTTCTCATACTGACGATTAAAGAAGCGACTTCAAATATTTTCTCGACCGCCTCTTTACAGTGTTCAGGGTGGATTACTAGAAATCTCAATAGTCGGCGCTCGGCTAACTTAAGTTCATTAAGTTCATTTTTTAAATCCTTCAAGTTCATTATATATCCTGTATGTGATGGGTGTAATGCTTTACGTAATAGTAATTTTCAGTTTCTGAGTTTCTCCAAATCGCAAAAGATGAATATCTCTCAAGATTATTATTATTTCTAACGATTTGCTGACAGTTTGGCAAAACATCTTCATCATTATCTAGGTCTGTCTCATCTATATTCATATAATAGCACGATTCTGTAATATTTTCAAGTGAAAACAAGAGTTGTTCATCTCCGAGCATTTGACTCCATCCAATAGTCGATATTCTAGATATATCCTTCGGTTTATGAAGTTTTCCAAAGTCTTGATCTACATTTTCGCAAAAGTTTATATTTTGAAAAGCAGAATATATGTAATAATTAACTTTCTCATAGTACTTCCTGATTGGACCAGCACCAGCGAGCTCAAGCAATAGTTTATTCGACAATACTATCAACTCATCGACTTTACCAGATCGAGCATACTCCTGTAATACTCCGAAGTGGGCCCTGTGTCTAAGCTTTTCTTCTCGGCAAGCAAACTCTAGATCAGGGACGAGGTAAACAACGGTCATTTTGTGAGCCTCTAGTGCCTCTAAAACCCTAAGAGTTGCTCCAGCAACCTTACCGGACCCACAAACAAAAAGAATGCCTTTAGGATGCGATTTGAGACCCCTAGAGGTAATCTTTACTGGGTGTTCGTCATAACCTTCAACGTTATCTTGGGCGGTCAAACCCTCTCCCTCGTCAAAGGCTATTATCTTATATGTTTTTGTGTGAGGTTTAAATAATTTAGCAATATTATTTCCTGCTTCACCTAATCCAACAATTAACACATCACTCTCCGTTTTTACCACATATAGTCATTACATCGCGCAATGTAGCTCCAGCCCGAGTGTTCCACTCCCACAATAGAAGACTACGGTCTTTATCATAACATACTTCCGAATTTGAATGTTCTCGCCAACATGTCATTCCTTTTTTGTTGGTTGTCTCAATTATTGGGCGAGGATCTCTATCTATTTCAAATGAATTCTCATAAACAATGAAGCGTGGACGTTCATAAGTATAGAAAGTTTCAACTTGCTCTGTCTTAAAGTTTTGATACCTGTCGCTCCATCGTTGTCTTTTGATTGCGCAAACATCATAAATATCTGCTGCCTGTGCTGTTGCTAATAACAATAATAAATTTATCATAATTCCTCCGTGATATTTAAATTGTATCTTTTTAAGTATATTGTGGTCCCTGTTCTAAAATGAAAAATTCCATAGCTATCGGAAATTTCTTCTTTTATTAGACCAAGGTCCCCTTTCCGAATATAGACTCTACCCAATTGTTCGTAATTGTATTTAAATTTTATCAAGTCGCCAACTACCATGAAAACCCCTTCATGTTCCCCAGATCTTTTCCCAAGGATACATTGACCATGAACTTACCAAGCTTCGTATCTTCAAATATTTGCTTCAGTTGTGGTATCATTCCTTTGTCGTCTCCGTGTAGATCGATGATAATGCTATCATGAACAACAGCAACAATGTGTGATCTTCTTCCGCTAAGATATCGACTAATCTTATTAAATCTGTCGATAGTGTTGTCTGAGGAAGTTGATTGGAGCAAGTAGTTGAGGGCCTTAGAAGAGGGAGTGTTAATTGTTCTCCCAAACGGGGTTTGTATGGATCCTCCAACATAATATTGTTCGAGAATACTTTCTCTATCGTAGACTCCGTCATCAATGGAAGTTGATTCAGGGTTGTAGAGCCAAGCGAATAGTTTTTGTTTTGCTTTTTCGCGAGACATTTCTTGCTTAAAAATGTTTTTGATGTTCCACTCATGGATGTCCTCCTCAGGTTGTTCAATTTTTTGTAGTGCCAACAAGGTTCGCACCTCGGCAGCATTAAAGTCAAGCTCCAGAAATACATCGTTTTTTGGTTTGACATGGTGCTTAAGCTCCTTCTTCAAATTTAACATTGGAAAAGAACCTCTCTTTGTCGTTAGACGACCTGTGACGGTTCCAAAAATGTCGTAATCAACATGGACCCGCTTGCCCACCAATTGATTGTAGAGACTCTTTGCCTTAGCATCCTCGGCTGCGTCAGAGTATAGTCCAACCATGCTTACGCTCAATTCATGCTTAGCGAGTTCTCTAAGGTTGCCAAAGGTCTCTTTTAAGAACGAATAGTTTTTTGGTCTCTCGACATTCTCGAATACCCAAGAAGTTATCTCGTTTTTGGTATCAAAATAATGTTGTAAATGCTTTTCTGGTACAAGATCGTAAAAACAGACATCAGTCAACTTCACAGCTGCATTTGAAAAAGACTTAAAGTGTGCCTTAAGAAGCTTCTGAGCAGCCTCCCACCTTACAACTAGGTGATCTGGGCAAGAATCATTTATGGACTTACCTCCGACCCACAATTGAGCATAATCGATGTCTCTACCATCAAGATGCGGGCTCCATGCCCAAGTCTTTGTTAAACCGGTTGGAATCCGGTCATATACGAACTTGTTTGGAAGATAAACTCCTGCACAATCGCTTTTGCTATCCATAAGTTGAAATATCATTGACCCTCCTTAATATGACGAAGAACCTCTTCAATGATCTTCAATACTGGTTATACCCAGGATCACTGTCAGAGTTGTTTGTTCCTATTTGCGCTCTCGATGCTTGAGTTTGCGTTTCGCCTTGTAATTTTTTCTTGAGATCAGAATATCCATGGTCTTTATTCCAAACCTGGTCTCTGTACTCTCTATTAATGTAACCCATTGCTTCAGTCTTGTCAACTTTTTTGAGAAAGTATTTTGCTTTTTTAAAGATGTTAGCCACCTTCTGTTTTGAGAATGGCGAACCTTCTTCAAGATTTCTAATTTTACAATACAAATTCAGTTCTTGCAAATCGGTGTATGGCTTTTTATTGAATGGTACTGTTGATAAGCTAATATATTCTGAAACAGTTTGTCCGCAAACGACTTTGACAACTTTTGTTTGAGGATTCTTATTAACATATTTATTATAATATATATTAATATTATTATATAACATGTTATTATCTATAGAATATGTCTTTATATATCTAGTGCTAAACATATATGATAGATTATATAGGCCATATGAATTCCTTATACCTTCTCCAGCAGGAGATGACATGTCATATAATAATATATTTGGATTATTGTGTATAATAGAAAATCCCATATTCAAACTTAAGTTTTTAAAATATTCAAAAGAAGGATGGTCTATAATTTGATCTATTTTTTGTTGATCTGCGTCCATCGCAATTTCAGCATAAGAAAACGCCAAACCAGTATCTAATATGCTTGATTTGTTTGATGTATTCCATCTTGTCATTGTTATGGGGTTGTTAGAGCTATTTTTAAAAATAAAATCAAAAAAGTTTTTGACATATACCTCATAAGATGTTATATTTTTAATACCTATTTCATTTGGT